GGATATTAATATGAAATATATTGTTTATATTATAACAAGAGACGATAATAAAAAATATGTCGGCACAACAAATATTGATCGAATTAAAAAGCGAATGGATGCACATAAAATTGATAAAAGATTTGTAAATCATAATTTCACATACAAAATTGCTTTTGAAACTGATAATATTAATGAGAGTTATGAAATGGAAGAATATTTTATAAAAATTTACGATACTTTTTATAATGGGTTAAATAAATCTCTAAATGGTAGAGGATGGAACAAATCTAAAAAATTTACAACGTTAGGTTATAAATTTTCGGCCGAATCCAGAAAAAAAATGAGTTTGTCTCGAAAAAAAGGAATAAAAGAAGGAAGAATAATAGTATCGAGACCACATACGGAAGAAACAAAAAAAAGATTATCTAAAATACGTAAAGGTAAACAATGGGGACCCACTAAATTATCTTTGGAACAAGTAATGGAAATAAGATCATTATATAATAAAAACGATAATATTCCTGGTGTTGGTGTGACGCAAAGAAATGGTGTTAAAATGTCCTATATTCAAGCATTTTGTAAAAAATATTCTCCTGTTTATAATGTTAGTGTGCAGACTATAAAGAGTATAGTTCTTGGAAAAACGTGGCCTGATGGAATAAAATCATGGAAAACAAATTAAACACAAAATATAAAATAAAAACACCTTCTGGATGGAGTGATTTTACTGGTATTCAAAAAGTTATTAGAAATGGAAAAATAAGAATAACATTTTCGAATGATGTTTTTATAATATGCTCCTTAGATCATTTATTTCTAACGGCTGATGGTTGGAAAGAAGCAAAATATTTAACGACAGAAACCGTTTTATATCATAGAACGAAAGGACCAATAATCCCCGTCGCAATAGAAAAGACTGATAGGGGATTATACGAATATTATGATGTTTTAGACACAACAAATCATCAATATTATACAAACGATATCGTATCACATAATTGTGAATTTCTAGGTTCATCCCACACCCTAATATCATCTGCTAAACTGAGAACCATGGCTTATGTAAATCCAAAATATTCCCAGGATGGATTTGATATAATAGAAGAATCTGTTCCAGGAAGAACATATGCCCTTATGGTCGATGTTGCACGCGGTCAAGGTTTGGACTATTCAGCATTTTCAGTAATCGATGTTACGGAAATACCATATAGACAGGTAGCCAAATATCGCAACAATGAAATATCAGCATTATTATATCCTACAATTGTATATAATGCGGCAAGAAAATATAACGATGCTTATGTGCTGGTTGAAATATCAGACATAGGACAACAGATATCCGATATTTTACATTATGAACTTGAATATGAAAATCTCGTAAAAGTTCAAGTAAAAGGACGGCAGGGTCTTCAAGTTTCTGCCGGTCATGTTAAAAAAATAGCATTTGGTCTGAAACAGTCTGTAGCAACAAAAAGAATAGGATGCGCTAATCTGAAAACACTAATTGAATCTGACAAGCTTATAGTGCAGGACGCAGATACAATAATGGAATTGACCACGTTTACATCGCAAAAAGATTCTTTCAAAGCAGAAGATGGTAATCATGATGATTTAGCCATGACATTGGTTTTATTTGGTTGGTTTACAGCACAAAGACATTTTAAAGACGCTTTAAAAGAAGATATAAGAAAGGTGCTACAACAGGAACAACTAAATATAACAGATGAAGATATTGCTCCCTTTGGTATAATAGATAATGGTGTTGATAATACTATAGATAACGATGATCGGCTTTTTGACAACTGGATGAATGAAAGAATGAAAAAATACCCACTGGATTCTTATGAATATGACTATAAAGGTGATTTCTTCAAAAAAGGGTAAATTATAAATAATAATAACCAATGAATAAATGTTTCTATAAGTAAGGAGAAAAATAATGGCATTTCAGATTTCACCAGGCGTTTTAGTCACAGAAGTCGATCTAACGACTGTAGTTCCAGCAGTTTCCACCACAAACGGTGCTTTTGCTGGACAGTTTGTTTGGGGTCCAGTCGATAAAAGAGTTTTGGTTGACAGTGAAGTGACACTTGTTAACACATTTGGTAAACCAGACACAAATACATATGTTTCGTTCTTTACAGCAGCTAACTTTCTTGCTTATGGTAATAATCTGAAGGTTGTCAGATCGGTTGGTGCAAATGCCAATAACGCAACATCTGGCGGTAGCGGCATTCAGATCAAAAACGAAGACATTTGGCAGAACACATATTCAACAGGTCAGGGATCAGTTGGAGTTTGGGCCGCACGTTATCCTGGTTCTTTGGGTAACTCAATAACAGTTTCCATCTGCCCAAGCGCAAATGCATGGTCGCAGAATCTTACATCAACACAGACAATCACGGCCAATGTCGTCAATGGTTCAGCTTTGGTCACTATGAGCGCAAACGCTTATGGTTATATTGCTACAGGTGATACATTGACTGTTGGTGCTTATGGTGACGTAGAGGTTACAGCAGTAGCAGCCAATGGTTTGCTTGTCACTGTTAACACAAGCGCCCTTTACACATCAACATCAAACGCAAATCCAGTCACACGGACATGGGGTTGGGCAGAATTTTTCGATGGCGCACCAGGAACATCCGATTATGCAGCAAGCGTAAATGGTTCCGGCGACGAAATGCACGTTATCGTCATTGATGAAGGTGGTAAGTTCTCGACTGGTGTTGGTGGTGCCAATACTGTTCTTGAAGTTTATCCATTTGTTTCAAAAGCTTCGGATGCAAGAACCGGTGATGGTTCGACAAACTACTATCGCGATGTAATCTTCAACAAGTCCAAATATGTTTACTGGATGGATCATCTGACAGCAGGCACAAACTGGGGTAATACAGCAGCAGGCATAACATTTACAGCCACTCAGGTAAACAGCTATACACCATTGTCTGGTGGTCTGACTGATGGTGCTACAACAGCAACACTTCAAACATCATACGGTCTATTTGCAAATCCTGATGAAGTTGATGTTTCGCTTCTATTGAGTGGTGACGCAAATGCAACAGTATGTTCTTACTTGATAGATAATATAGTTAAAGTAAGAAAAGATTGTGTGGTATTCTTGTCACCTCGACAAACGGATGTTGTTGATCAGACTGGAAATGAAGTTGATAACATTACAAGTTTTCGTAATTCATTACCATCATCCACATACGCAGTTCTAGACAGCGGTTGGAAATATATGTTTGACAAGTACAATAATCTATACAGATATGTACCACTAAATGCCGATATTGCTGGTACATGTACAAGAACGGATACACTGAATGATCCATGGTGGTCTCCAGCAGGATTCAATCGTGGTCGTATTAAAAATGTTATTAAACTTGCATGGAATCCAACACAAGCAGAAAGAGATGATTTATATAAAGTTGCCGTCAATCCAGTTGTATCCTTTCCTGGTGAAGGAGCAATCTTGTTTGGTGATAAGACACTTCAGAACAAGCCAAGCGCATTTGATAGAATCAATGTTCGTAGACTGTTCATTGTTCTTGAAAAAGCAATCGCAACAGCTTCGAAGTATTCTCTATTCGAGTTTAACGACGAGTTTACACGCGCACAGTTTGTAAATCTGGTTGAACCATTCCTAAGAGACGTACAGGGCCGCCGCGGTATTTACGATTTCCGCGTTGTCTGCGATGAAACTAACAATACTCCAGAAGTTATTGATAGAAATGAATTCATCGGTGATATATACGTTAGGCCGGCACGCGCAATCAACTTTATTCAGTTGAATTTCGTGGCTGTAAGAACTGGTGTTGACTTTAATGAAATCGTGGGTAAAATCTCTAACGTAATTGTTGAATAAGTTGTATAAAAAGGAGAAATAATAAATGGCATTCAATATAGCCGAATTCAGATCATCACTACAATTTGATGGCGCAAGACCAAATTTATTTGAAATTCAAATGTCTTTACCTATTGCTATTAATCCAGGTAATGCAAATCGAAAATTGACATTTATGGCCAGAACAGCACAGCTACCTGGTTCTACAGTAGGTATCGTACCACTCCAGTATTTTGGTCGTGAAGTCAAACTTGCTGGCAATAGAACATTTGCAGACTGGTCGATCACAGTTATCAATGACGAAGACTTTGCCGTTCGCAAAGGTTTTGAAAGATGGATGAATGCTTTGAATCAACACAGACAAAATAGAAGAAATTCATCGTTTGCATCCGCAACGAGCTACACGACAGATGCGTTTGTCAGACAGTATGGCAAGACTGGTAATAAACTTAAAGAATATAAATTTATTGGCATGTTTCCAAATGATCTTGCACCTATTGATCTTGACTGGTCTGCTAATGACACAATTGAAGAATATTCCGTTACACTGGCCTACCAGTGGTGGGAAGACGCAGCTAACGGCGTTATTTAAGGGGTTTAATGGAGAGGACTTAGTTCTCTCCATTCTCTATTAGAGGATGATTTAATGGCAACAAACTGGAATCTTTTCGGTTTTTCTATAACTCGCGGTAAAAAGATAGAAGATCAGGAACAAGCGAAAGAAAAATCTTTCGCTCTTCCTCAAAATGACGACGGTGCAGTAACACTTCAAACTGGCGCCTATTTTGGAACATATGTCGATCTTGAAGGTGTTGTTAGAAATGAAGTGGAGCTAATCACCCGCTATCGTGAAATGGCAATGCAACCTGAAATGGAAACCGCAATTGATGATATTGTAAACGAATCTATTGTTATGGAAGATTTAGGTCAATCAGTATCAATCAATATGGATGAACTAAAACAACCAGAAACAATCAAAAAGAAAATTCAGGAAGAATTTTCTCATGTTTTGAAACTATTGAATTTTGGTAATATGGGGCATGACATATTCAGACGTTGGTATATCGATGGTAGAATATTCTATCAGGTTATCATCAATGATGAGAATCCAAGAGCAGGCATTCAGGAACTTCGCTATATCGATCCCAGAAGAATTCGGAAGATTCGTGAAGTCCAGAAAATGAAAGATTCAAAATCAGGAAT